CTTTTTTATTATAAATCTATATATTTATTTATATAATATAAGATAATAATAAAAAATATAAATTTAATAAAAATTTAATATGTACAAACAAAAAAACCCACTTAATTGTGGGTTTTTTTGTTTTTTTTAGTGGAGGTGCTGGCCACCGCCGCCAGGTCTTGCTCATTATATCATAAATAGACTACACGTTTATTCAATTAATTCATAACTGACAAATAATTGGTTCCTATTTTGACATTGTTACCAATAACTGTGTCGAATTCACTTTAACCATTTTCATGGGTTTATAGGTAGAGTTCTGAACTAGACCTTTGACACTTTTGTGGTTGTATCACACCGTAGGGACTTCTGTTCCAAGGTTATATGTCCATCGACCCGTTGTGTTTTTTACCCTTAGGCTACTTCCACGTTAGAAGTTGATAGTAAACCAACAACTTCCATGTTTTTGTAAACGTCTCCGTTTAATTGTTTCCACCGTTTATTAAAGTCGTAGATGAAATCCGACTACGTGCCTACTTACAATACCAACGCCAATCGATTCTAATTCACCCCCGTAATTTAAAATACCAATAAATTACTGGTGTTCAGGACCTCTAACATCAGTATCATTTGATGTTGAAGAATTTTTACTTGCAGTAATTGTTACAGTGTCAAGTGTGATTGTAGGAATTTCCTCAGAAACCTTTTTTTTAGGTTTTGATTGTTTTGTACTTGATTTTTTCACTGTTTCTTGTGGTTTAACTACTTCAACTGGTTCAGATTTAACTGTCTCAGTGTTTTTAGTTCCACTAAAAAAATTTTTCAAATTTTCAAATAAATTTTTCATGTTTTGTTTTTTAATAATAAATATAAGAAATAAAGTTAAAAACTTTTTGTAATTAAAGGTAATTTATTACCATATTTTTTTTCAAAAATTGATTTATTATTTACCCATTGTTCATTTACTTGTCCTATTGATTTATGTACAACCATAATTTTAGTAGTTACACCAATTTTAACACCTTGTAAATAATTTAAAACACAAAAAGGAATATCGTAAAAATGAAATCCATCGAATTCTTCATCAAATTTTTCTTTGATTCTATCTTTATGAACAGCAAAAAATAATCCATCAATAGTAACAACATTTTTTAAATTAGAACCTAAACTTTCTGAATAATGATTACAATGAATTTTTCCATTATGTAAATGTTTTACTTTACCATACATTTTATCTCTCTTTTCCCACCACATACCACTAATTAATTCATCTGTTCCCGCTAGACCAATAATTCCATGTTCAGGAAATTTATTAAATAGTTGATTTAAAATATGCGTAATGTTAGGTGTTTCAATATCAATATCATCGTGCATAAAAACAACAATCTTGTTTGTTGATTCAACTAATCCTTTATTATATAATTTAGATAATGAAAATTCATTATTATTTTCATATATTAATATTTCAGTTCTTGGATGAGAAAATTTTTTCTTAATTTTTAACACATTAGATTCGTCAATTTTTCTTGTTGAAATAACTACACTTATCATATTTTATGGATTTATTATTTTGGAACGTTAACACCTCTTTTACTCACAACAATAGAACACATTTTATTTGCAAATAAAATAGATTTATTTATGTCTGATGTTTTTAAATATTTTAACGTAAATGATGCTGTAAATGTGTCTCCAGCACCGCTAACATCTATGGTTTTTTTTGGTTTATGTGATGGAAATATAGTATCATTAAATTTTGCTCCTTTAGAACCCAAAGTTACTATAATATTATTTTTATTATTTAAATTAATATATTTTTGATTATAAAACTCAATTTCATTTAATTTAATGAAATTAAAACCAGAAATAATCTCTGAATTAATTATTTTTTTAGTATCTAAAATTGAAAATTTTGCATTATTACCCAATTCACATAAAATTTCATTTGATAAAAATCCTTTATTATAATCACTAACAATTAACGCATCAGATTCTTTAATAGAATTAATAATTTTATCAGATAATTTTATTGGTTTAATATTTTGTTCACCTTCATCTATTCTAATAAACATGTGATTACTTTTTAAATCAATATATCTAGTTTTAGTTATTTTTTCTGTTTGGTGAAAAAAATCAATAAATATATTTTTTTTTAATGATTTTATATTTTTAACAACATTACCTGACATACCTTCATTCATTTTTGTAAAAGAAGGAATAAAAATAGGAACAGGTGCTTCTGGACAAAGTTTTTTAGACTCACCATAAATAAAAATATCTGTACATAATTCACCAATTACTGTTATTTTCATAGATTATCGTAATATATTAAAAATATATGAAAAAAAAATTACAATATCAAATTTAGTAAGATTTAAAATTCATTTTTTTAATAATTAACTCAGATATTTTCTTGTGTCCAGAATATTTCATGTGACAAACCCAGTCAAAACAGTCATTTTTATTAACAGTAGTTATATTTATAACTTTCGCATTAGTGGTACTATCTATTAATAATTGTTGATATTTAGTATAATTTTTCAAAAATAATCTACTGTCTTTTAATGGTTCAATACAATTTGGACTAACCCCTGTTATAACAACACATTCTACATTATTTTTTTTACATATATTAACTATTTTCTGAACATCTTTAAATACTAAATATGGGTCTCTTTTACCATATAAATCGTTTACTCCTCCATATATAAAACAATATTTGAAATATGGTGTAATAGTTTTTTTAGCAACATTAACCATCCATGGTAATTGTTTACCAATAATAGATGTATTATGTAACTTTAATTTAGTCTTATTTTTAAGAATAACTTGCCATCCCCATGAATGATTAGATGTGTGAGAATCACCAATAAATAAAACTGGTATATTATTTAAATCTATCGTAGTATCTTGAGAAATTAAAGGTGATAAAATTAAAAAAAACATTAGATATAATTCTTTCATAAATCATTATTTAAAATTTGATACGTTATGTAAATATCGTTGTTTTGATAATAAATTTTTCTTCGTTTTAACCAATCATCAATATTTTTTAAACTTTTAAACTGATATCCCCATATATAATCAATATTAGGTATTCTTTGAGAGTGTTCTATTAATTTTTTACCTATTCCCATATTTTTAAACTTTTTAATTACCCCGAGACCAATTCCTTCAACCCCATTTAATTTACTAAGATTATCATATACTATATTTCCTTTAATTTCAGGGATTTGGTCATTTCCAATGAAATAAAATCCAGCGATTTCATCATTGACGGTTGCAACAAACGAAATATTTATATCAAAATGAGAAATTTCATCCATAATTTGTTGATTACTTAAACCTGTTTTATCAAAAACATCTGATAATTTATCTTTTAAATAATCAACATCATCTGATGTCATTTTTCTAATGATAACATCATTCAAAATTTTTTGATTACCAGTAACAATTTCATAAAAGAAAAAATCACGAATTTTCCATATAGCCTCAAGTTGTGATTCATTATATTTTATGGGTCCTAACCATGGGTCATTAACATCAAAAACATCATCGTTATATCCATGTATAACTATCCAATGAGGAACATTTTTTGTGATAGTTCTTACTATTGCGATATTTCCTTTATCAATTACATTTTTTAAAGATTGGTAAGGTTCAATTTCATGAATATGTTCAATATAATTTATTTTTAATTTATCTAAACCTATTTTCATTTTATTAGGTGGAGTACCTTCAACCCAATCTGTACCACATTCAATACAAATATCATCTATTGAACCAACATTACCTTTTATAAAGTCACCAACCATTTTAATACATGTTGGTCCACACGAATTGCCTGTTGGTTGATATATATGTGTTAATTCATCGTCCTCATTCAAGTACATGAATTTTTTTATTTTACAAATCTGTTCATTTAAATTCATTTTGTTTTTTTATATATAAATATATTATTTTATTATTTAATTTGATAATTATATATAAACAAAGATTACAAAAAAATGAATAAATTTTTAAAAGAATTATTTAATGATAATAATTCGATTAATGAAAAGTCTGTCATAGGTTTTATATCTTTTATTATGATGATTTTAGCTATGATAACAGATATTATAACAGGTTGGATGGGGAAAAAATTATTAATTAATGAGTTTATTTTTGATGGTTTCTTAATCATAACGTTGGGGTCATTTGGGATATCATCAATAGATAAATGGATTAATAAAAAAAATCTGGGAAAAGACCAATCCACACCTGAAGAATAAATTTTTTAATTTTTTTAAAAATTGCAAATATTTATTGATAAATAAATTTTTTTAAAAAATTAAAAATTATGAAAAGTTGGAAAACAACTGTTGCGGGATTAGCTTTAGCTGCTGTATCTTTTGCAACTTACATGAATTGGATTAACGCTAGCCAAGCTGGATTGGTTACCACAATTTTAACCGCGTTAGGTTTTGCGGTATCTAAAGACGCAAACGTATCTGGAAAAGATTGGTAGTATTTAGTTTAAATTTTAAAAAAGGGGGGTTGTAATTAACCTCCCTTTTTTATTTTATACTTTCATATAACTTAGTAATTTTATCACAAGTTTCGTATTCTTCCAGTTCTTCAAAATAAGGTAAAATATCACGTTCAAGGACATAGATATCTTCCCTTGAAAATTCTAAATTAGTTTTCCATTCTATATTTTCAATATTTGCACTTAATCTTAGAATAATATGCTCTTTTTCTTTATTTTTAAAATTTTCAAATAATTTAAGAATATTATTATATATTATAACTTTATTTACATCATAGAAGTCTGAAAAATCATTATATTTACCTTCTATGTTTAATTTTTTAATACTGGTATTTTTTGTCATTTGTTTTATTTTTTTATTAAAAAATTAATTTTTATTTTTTTGCAAGTCATTGGTTGATGTTCAAATTTTAAAAAACTATTAATATAATTAATAATATTTTCTGAACCAATAGGATTAGCTGAATGTGTGTAAACAATCGGAAATTTTATTTTATTTATTTTTTTATTATTTTCATCATACGAAGACCATATTGAATTAGTTTCATAAAAAAAATCTATCAACCATTTAGCACAATCTAATCCTGTTTTTTCTTTAATATTAGAATAATCTAATTGATTATTAATAAATACATTGTTGTGATATTCACTAATAGCGGTATCACCTAAATCATGGTCTAAAGAAATTAAATCAATATTTTTTAATCCTAATTCAATAGTTTTATTAACAAACTCATCATAATTTCTAACCACAATCCAATCTTCATCGATGGGTGTTCTAATATCGTCTAAATATATTTTATACATTTGTTATTAAGTATTTAATATCAAATATAACAAAATAATTTCATAAATAAAAATTTTTAATAAAAAAAAAGCCTCGATTTGGAGTCGAGGCTTATAGGTCATTTGTGGATTCAACTCCACGACTTAAAACGAAAGGATATCGGCAAAGATTCCTTATATAAAATAGATATAATTAAATATAAATATAAATATATATAAATTTGTAAAAAATTAAAATATTTACTTTATTTTTGAAAATTCTATTTTTTCATTTTTAAATTTTAAAATTACTGGTATGTTTTCTTTTATATTACCTTTTAAAATTTCGTCAGATAAGAAATCTTCACATAAATTTTGAATAATCCTTTTTATTGGTCTTGCGCCATATTCTTCTAATGTATTTAACTTCATTATTTCTGCATGAATACTCTCATCAAAAGATATTTGATAATTTTTTTCAGTTAATCTATTTACCAATTTAATTAACTCATTATTTATGATTTTTCTAATATCATCACTATTTAAATAATTAAATAAAATTATATCATCAATTCTATTTAAAAATTCTGGAGTGAATTGTTGCTTTAAAGATTGTTGTATAATTGATTTTTTAACCTCAAGTTTTTGAGATTCACTAGAAGATGTGACGAAACCTAAACCATTACCAAAATCATTTACTTTTTTAGCACCAACATTAGATGTCATGATTATAATTGTATTAGTAAAATTTACTTTTCTACCAAAAGAATCGGTAAGATGACCTTCATCCATTATTTGAAGTAAAATGTTATACACATCTTTATGTGCTTTTTCGATTTCATCAAATAGAATAACTGAAAATGGATTGTTTTTTATTTTTTCGGTTAACTGACCACCTTCATCATGACCAACATAACCTGGAGGTGATCCAATTAAACGAGATACGTTATGTTTTTCCATAAACTCACTCATATCAACACGAATCATTTTATTCGGATCTCCGAAGACAACCTCAGCAATTGTTTTGGCTAAAAAAGTTTTTCCAACACCTGTAGATCCTACGAAAATAAATGAACCAATCGGTCTATTATTTTCTTTTATTCCGACTCTATTTCTTCTTATTGATTTAGATATAATTGAAATTGCATCATTCTGACCAATAATTTTAGAAGAAAGTCTTTCTTCAAGCTTTAATAATTTCTCAGTTTCATCATTATCTAATTTAGATATCGGGATACCTGTTATGTCAGAAATAATTTGATAAACATCATCCACAACAATTGGTATTAAATTGTCTTTTTGTTTTTGTGTCCATTTATCTTTTTCATTCTCAAGTTTAGTTAAAATCTTTTTCTCCTCGTCTCTGAGCTTAGCTGCTAACTCATAGTTTTGATTTTTTACAACTTGTAATTTATTTTCTTTTATCTTATCCACTTCTTTTTTTAATTGTTCAATTGAATCTGGAATCTTAATATTAATTTTTTTGTTTGAACCTAGTTCATCTAATATATCAATAGCCTTGTCTGGGAATTGTCTATCAGTAATGTATTGTGAGGATAAATTAACAATATTTTCTACTACACCGTCACTATAAACAACTTTGTGATAATTTTGGTACACTTCTTTTAGGTTGTTTAAGATTAAAATAGTTTCTGATTTACTTGGTTCTTTTAGAATTATTTTTTGAAATCTTCTAACTAAAGCAGCATCCTTTTCAATATGTTTTTTATACTCATCAAATGTTGTTGCACCTATACATTGTATTTCACCACGAGCAAGAGCTGGTTTTAAAATATTAGCAGCATCCATAGAACCTGTTGCATTACCAGCACCAACCATTGTGTGTAATTCATCTATGAATACAATAATATTGGGTTCGTTTTGTAATTCGTTTAATACAGCTTTAATTCTTTCTTCGAATTGACCTCTATATTTTGTTCCGGCAACTAATGAGGTTAAATCTAATGATAATATTCTTTTATCTAATAGATTTGGAGGACATTCTCCTTTTACAATCAATAGTGCTAATTTTTCAACCAACACCGATTTACCTACACCAGCATCTCCTACAATTACAACATTGTTTTTTTTCTTTCTTGAAATAATTTGAGAAATTCTTTTAACTTCAGATTCTCGACCAATAATAGGGTCAATTTTACCTTCTTCAGCTAATTTGTTTAAATCCCTTGAAAAATTATCAAGAATCGGTGTTCTAGACCCCTTTTTACCTCTTTTAGAGGATGTTTGTTGATTTTCATCAAAATAATCTACTGCCATTTGTTTTTGTTTTTAAACTATTATATAAAACACAAATATATGACTTTTTTTCACTTTAACAAGACATTTTGTCTTTTTTTTTTAAATGGAATATTTTTTGAAATAAAAAAAATAAAAAAATAAAAATATGATGACATTGTACAAAGACCCGTTAAAAGATGTGTTAAACACATTCTTTGAAAAAGAATTTTTAAAAGATAATTCTGTAAAACTATTTGAAAAAGATGATAAGTATTTAATTTATCTATCAGTTCCTGGATTAACAAAAGATGACTTATCTATTTTAATTAAGGATGATTTGTTGATAATTAAATACAAAAAAGAAAAAAATGAAAATGAAAATTTTTCTTTTATGAATTCTTTTAAAAAATCTTATTTAATCCCAGATGATGTATCAGAAAATGATATTGAAGGGAATATAAAAAATGGTGTATTGGAAATTACACTACCTAAATCGAAAGAAAAAATAAAAGAAAGAACAATTTCCTTAAATTAAATTAAAACCCCACAATGTGGGGTTTTAATTTTTTGGTAATATTTATATATAAAAAATATGGCTATATTATCTGAAAAAATTAATGGTAAAATAATCGAAGTGGAAATTCAATCATCTAATATTAAGAAATCAATATATAATACTGAAGATAAAACATTATTAATGGAATTTAATAATGAATCAACATATAAATATGATGATGTTCCTTGGGAAGTATTTACAAAACTAAGAATGGCCGAATCACAAGGTAAATATTTTAGTAGTAATATTTCAAAAAAATATAAATATGAAAAAATAAAATGAACATTATAAAGGAATTAATAGAAGACATTAATAAAAACAAAAAGATTTTAAAGTCTTTTAAATTAAAAAATTCATTATCCCCAGATATTTTCGAAAAAATAAATGAATCATATTATTTAAAAAAAGATATTAGAAAAAAATTATTAGAAATTTCAGATAAATTTTTAGATTTTTTAAAAATAGATTTTTTTGTTTTTGATATTCATTTAACTGGGTCTTTATCAAATTATAATTGGTCAAAGTATTCAGATATTGATTTACATATTATATATGATATGAATGAATTAGTTTCAAACCAAAATGATTTAAAAATTTATGAAGAAATAATAAAGGAATTTTTTGAAACTAAAAAGAAAAATTGGTCTTTAACTACTGATATAAAAATTAAAAATTATGAAGTAGAATTATATGTTCAAAATATTAATGATAAACTTTTATCATCAGGAATATATTCAGTTTTAAATGATGAATGGATTGTGGAACCAAAAAAAATGAAAACACCGTTTGAAATTGATGAAGAAAAGATTTTACAAAAAAGTCAAGAATTTGAAAAACAAATTGATGATATTATAAATAACGAAATGAATAACGATAAAAAAATAAAACGAATTGAACTAATAAAAAATAAATTAAAAAAATTTAGACAAAGTGGTTTAGAAAAAGACGGGGAATTTTCATATGAAAATTTAACATTTAAATTGTTAAGAAGAAATGGTTATATAAAAAAAATAATGGATATTAAAACCGGAACTATTAATAAAGAGTTATCTATAAAACAATAAAAAAACATTATTTTTTGTATTTATTTGAATATTTATAATATACTAATAATAATAAACTTATAATAAAAAAAATATGGGAAATTTAAAGCCATTAGGAAGTGAAAAATTACAAGGTGATGAAAAATTAAAACGTATCCTTGAATTAACTTATTACGGAAATAAACCTAGAACACCAGAAAAAAATAATTTTGATTATATTACTGAAACAATTAATGGTGTTTATGGTATCGTGAAAGAAAAAGACGGATATTATGTAAAAAAGGGTTTAAATGAAAGTTCTTTAGACTATATTGGTGGTATGTTTATGAAAAACAAAAATAAATTTTCATCATACGCTGAAGCTTTAAAAAGATTACAATTAATTAGTGGTCAAGATATTCAAGAAGCAACAAAGTATGTTTTAAAACAACCATCATCAGATACTGATACCTCATCGTCCGTATCGGCAGAATCACCGTCAGAAATGCCTGCAGAAATGCCTGTAGAAACGCCTGCAGAATCACCGTCAGAAATGCCTGCAGAAATGCCTGCAGAAATGCCTGTTGATGAACCCGAATCAAATGAAAAACCTTCTGACTATATGTCTGAAATACAAAAATTTTCCGGCAAACTAGGTCAAGAATTGAGGGACCAAAAGGAAAAAATGGAAAGTGATGACATAAAATATGTTTTAAATATGATTATCTCTGCAGTAAATTTAGATAAATTAGATGATGATGATATCGAAGAGATTGGTAAAAAGTTTGACAGAGATGAAGAATATAAACCTGAAACACCTGAAGAAGAACCTGAAACACCTGAAGAAGAACCTGAAACACCTGAAGAAGAACCTGAAACACCTGAAGATGAAGATTTAAGTGAAACGATGGGTAAATTAGAAAAATTTGTAAACACCCCAATTTCTACAGACGAAGAAATCGATTTAAGAAAATATGCATTAGGTGAGGAAGATATTGATCCATCTTCAAGTAATAATAAACAATTACCAAAATATGGTGGTTATATTGGAAATAACCCAATGAAAAATAATTCAAATAATGAAGATGATATTCATGAAATAGATTTAGATGAAATAAAAAAAGAAATAAACAATAGTATAAATTCAACATTAGGAAAATATTTTAAATAATGAGATTAATTTATGTTAATGAAATTGGATTAGATTATAAAGGACAAAAACAATATGAATTTATTTTCAGTGAAAATGATGAAATTGAAATGGAGGAATGGTTTGATATACCAGCATCTTCTACAAGTTCAATAAAATCTCCTGATATTGAATATATTGATACTGTTGGTTTATTAAAAGATTCCGATTTAAATTTAGAATTAATTCAGAATTCAGATTATTTTGGTATAATTGATTCGGTTGATGGCATCATAGCAATGGCTTGGGAAAAATTAAATTTGGATTCTGAAAATGAAAGATTATTTTTTAGATTTGGTGAATCTATTGATTCTATAACAAAAAAATTAAAATCCAAAGGATTTACATTAGAATATAAAAATATAAAAACACAAATATCATGAAAAGAAATAATATTATAAAAAAACTTTTAAAGGAAGGTTTTACAGAAAGAACATTATCTATGTTAGATGATAAACAAATCATGTCTTTAAATAAAATTATGTTTAATGAATCCGTAGGAAATGTTGTATTTTCGAAAAACACGGCAAATCCGAATGATATAAAAAAAATGACTGATAAGGGTTTTAATGTTGAATTAAGAGAAAAAGATGATTATGAGGAAGAAGAGGAAATTTACAAACCAAGAAGAAAAAGAGGTTTAAAAAATAGATCATCTAAATTTGTTGAAAAGTTAGTCGAAAATAAATATTTTCATAATTTCACCTCTAAAGGTGATATTGTTAATTTAATTAAACATAAACTAAATGAAGTTAATGTTGGTCCAAATGTAAAAACGGGTCATAATGGTATTCCTGAATTCATGACATATGATTCTATAACTAAAAGTGATGTGAAAGAAAATGAAACAGATACTAAAACTAAACCTGGTATTCAAAAACCAATAGTTAAACCATCTACACCATATTCACCTAAACCAGGACAAAAATCATCACCAAAAGGATTAAAAGAAAATGAACCAGATACTAAAACCAAACCTGGAACAAAAAAACCAATAGTTAAACCATCTACACCATATTCACCATCACCAAAAAAACCAGGTGAAGAAAAGAAATCATTACCAAAAGGATTAAAATAAAAAATTATGCAAATAAATAAAAAAAATTTATTATCTTTAATAGAAAATACTGTTAAAGAAATGGCTATGGATTTTTATACAGACGATAGACCTGACCAAGGTTTACAAGATAAATTATCAAGAGGTGATACACCACTTAGAAAAGTCCCGTTCCCTATTACAGGTCAAGAACCAAATAAAAACTTTCAAGAAGTTTTAGCATCAGATAGATATAGACAAGTCGTGTCAAATTTAAGAAGGTATTTAGGTGATAGATCTCCATTACAAAGAGGTATGTCAGGTGTTTTACCTCTCCAACAAATGTTGGCTAATGCACATAATACTATTATGGACATAGAAAGAAGACACAAAAAAGAATTGGAACAATTAGCTATTGAATTAACGATGAAAGAATTAGCAATACCCGAAGGTGCTATTGAATATGATGCAAAAATCGTGGGAATGAAAGAAATTGATATGAGTGATTTTAATAGAGATAAACCAAATGAAGAAAATCCTGAACAAGTTAATATTGAAAATGAAATAGAAATTTTAAACGATGTAGAAAAGTTAGATCTAGGGAAAGCAAAAAGAAGACTAGTAAACGCAATAATTCAAGGAGCATCTAAGAAAGGTCATTATATGTTTCATACAGTTTCAGAAAGATTAGAAGAAATTACCGGTCGTCCAGATATTATAAATTTATACGGTATAATGATGTCAATAAATGATTTAAATTATTGGCAATTAAGTGCCGAAACGATAAAAGGTTTAAGTGGTTCATCGGCGGGTAAAGAAAGCGCTGAATCCGGTAAAGAAGAAGGAGATCCAGGTAAAGTTATTGCTAGAGGAATTAATTTTCCAGTATTAGTTCATGAATTAATTAAAGGAACAATGGAATTATTTGCGTTGGATGGTAGACCAGATAATTTTGATGATATTGAATCTAGTGAAGATACTTTAGAAAAAGAAATATGGGACATAAGATTAGGTCCTTCAATATGGGAAAGAATTAGAGAAGAATTTCCTGAAGAAATTCTCATAGATGAAGATAAAAAAGAATTACAAAATTTTCTACTAAATAATATTTTTAAACTACCAGAAAAAGAATTTTTAGTTTTTGCAAGAGAAATTTTATATCGTTCAAATAAAGGTAAAATGATGATGAATCAAATTATGGATAGTGTGAATAAAATGTTTAAAAAAGAAGAATATGATACTTCTATAAAAAAATTTAGAGATGTGTTAGATGACACAACAAATAGAACTGATGATGATGATTTGAGAGATTTATTAAATGATTTAGGTATTAATTTAAATTAATAAAAACTATATAACATAAAAATAAAAGGTGGTTTTTTACCACCTTTTTTTATATATTAAAAATATGGATGATAAAATAATACAATTAAGAGAATATGTCCGTATATTAAAAGATGCTCCTTATGCATTAAAAACGTATTTAACGACATATGATAATACACAAAAAAAATATGTCCCATTAGATTTATTTCCTGATCAAATACAATTAATAAATGATTATGAAAAATATAATGAAAATATAACAAGAAAATATAGACAAGCGGGTGTAACAACAGTTACTGCGGCTTGGATATCTAGAAGATTACAAATAGCAAAACCAGAGAACCCAGAAAGGGTACTTGTTATTGCAAATAAAAGAGATACTGCAATTGAAATGGCGAATAAAATTCGCCATTTCCTTGACCAATGGCCTGATTGGATTAATGTAGGATTCTCTGTTGATAAAAACTCAGAAAGTAGATTTAGATTAAATAATGGTTGTGAAGTTAAAGCGGTAGCGACATCAGCCGATGCGTTACGTGGTTATACACCAACTATACTTATTTTCGATGAAGCAGCATATATTGAAGCGGGAGACGATTTTTGGGCAGCATCCATGGCGTCTTTATCATGTGTTCATGAAGATAGTTATATATTAACAAATAATGGATTAATTCAATTGAAAGATATTGTGGTAGAAAAAGAAAAAATTGGATTTACAAAATATAATGGAAATTTAAAAGTAATTAATAAAGATTTAAAAATAACAAATATAAAAAATACATTTAAATCTGAAAAATCTAAATGTTATAAAATACAAACGAAAAGTGGTTTTGAATTAATCGGTTCTTATAAACATCCATTATTAACAAATAAAGATGGTGATGACGAATGGGAATGGATGGAAAATCTAAAATTGGGTGATAAAATTAAAATACAATATAACCAAAATTTATTCGGAGAAGATAACGAAATTGTCTTTCCATTAAAACATGGAAATGAAAATGAAAAATATAAATTACCAAAAAAACTTTCTGATGATTTAAATTTACCATATTTGATGGGGTTATATATTGCGGAAGGTAGTTTTTCAAAAAATACTATACAAATATGTAATGGTGATATTGATATTGAGAAATTTCTTTTAGATTTTGGTTTTATTAAAAATAGAAAAAATCATTTTTATTATACTTCGTCTTATTTACAAAGATTCTTTTTTGAATATGTGGGTATGAAAAAAACAATAGCAAAAGATAAAGAAATACCTAATTATATTTTACAATCATCTAAAATAGTAATAAAATCTTTTTTACAAGGAATGTTTGATGGGGATGGTTGTGTGTTTAAAAACGGTATAAAATACTCTTCTACATCAAAAAAATTAATTAATCAATTACAAATATTATTATCGAATTTTGGAGTTAGATCATATATTAGATATAGTGAACAAAAAACATCAAAAACATCTATTTTAAAAGATAAAAATCATATAACTAAAATTTACAATCTTTTTATTAAAAATGAATTTATACCTCATTTTTATAATGAAATAGGATTTAGATTAGAACGTAAACAAAATAAAAAAGAATTTTTTATAAACAAAATAAAAAATTCAATATATATATCCGCAAATAAAAATGAATTAAAAACAATTCTAAAAGAAAACAATATCACCAGAACTGAATATGAAAAAAGTTATAGATTTCTTGATATATTAATGAGAAAAAATGGTAATCATATTTCATATCATAGTTATGAAAAATTAATCAGTAAGAATTTAAAAAATAAAAATACTTTATTAAAATGGATAAAAAGATACGAAGAATCACTAAATTATTATTATGAAGAAATTATAAATATAGAAACATTTGAAGATTATACTTATGATTTGGAAATACCTGATGGTTCATCTTTTATAAGTAATAGTATTATTTCACATAATACAGGAGGAAAAATTATATTAATTTCAACACCCAATGGATTTGACCCTATATATCACGGTGTTTATGAACAATCCGTTAGAAAATTAAATAATTTTCATGTAACTGATTTAAGATGGTTTAAAGATCCTCGTTATTCTAAAGATTTAAGATGGGTAAAATGTACAGATATATGTGATTATATGTTAAATAGAGAAAGATATAATGATGATGAAGTGGTTATGTACGATTTTGATATTGAAAAATATAATGACTATATTGAAATGGGGTATAAACCTTTCTCTTCATGGTTTGAATCAATGTCTAAAAAATTTAAATACGATAGACGTAAGATTTCACAAGAGCTTGAAGCAGATTTTTTAGGGTCTGGTGATGGTGTAATTCCTGGTAGTGTACAACAAAACATATCAAAAAATTTAATAAGAGAACCAAAAGAAAAATATATGCAGGGTACTTTTTGGCAATGGAAAGAACCTATTCAAGGACATAGATATATAATGGGTTGCGATGTTAGCCGGGGAGATAGTGAAGATTTTTCATCAATCAATATTATAGATTTTGATGAACGGGAACAAGTTGCTGAATATATTGGTAAAATACCTCCAGATGATTTAGCCACTATATGTTATAAGTGGGGTGTTCTTTATGAAGCATTTATTGTTGTTGACATCACGGGTGGTATGGGGATTGCAACATCAAGAAAATTACAAGAAATGAATTATAAGAATTTATATATTGATGGGGTAAATACAAAAAATATTTGGGAATACAATCGAAAATCTTTGGATAAAATTCCGGGGATTAATTTTAATAATAAAAGAACTCAAATTATTGCCGCTTTTGAAGAACAATTAAGAAAAGATTTCAAGGTTAGATCTTCTAGACTTTTAAATGAATTAAGCACATTTGTATATATTAACGGAAGACCAGACCATATGAAAGGACATCATGATGATTCAATAATGAGTTTATCAATGGCATTGTATGCTGCAGATATGTGTTTTAATCAGTTGGAAAAAAATGAAAATGCGAATAAAGCAATGTTAGAATCTTGGACATTATCTGAAAGAACATATGAAACAAAAAAATCATTTTATTCATATGGTGTTGCGTTTGATTCAATTGGCGCATTACAAATGAATAATCCTGATAATAATTATTTTTTAAATACACCAACTAAAGATAATTATAAAGAATTTTCTTGGTTATTCTCTAAAAGAAAAAAATAAAATTATTTATAATAATAAAATAATTAATTATATTTTAATAAAAAAATATTTATATATATATGGCGGATAATAATCTAACAGTATTTCAAAAATTAACCAGAATGTTTGGGTTTTCTGATAAAAGTAATTTACAGGAACCTCAATCATTTAATTTTTCAAAAGATGAAATACTAAAAACAAATAGTAGGGAAGAATATGAAAAAGCAATATTACAAGCACAACAAACACAATATATTGCGGATAAATGGACTAAATTAGAACAATCACTTTATAATCAATCAGTATATTATGAACCGAATAGATTGTCAGCGTATTACGATTATGAAAGTATGGAGTTCACACCAGAAATATCAGCAGCATTGGATATATACGCTGAAGAGTCAACAACACTTTCAGAAAAAGGTGATATATTAACAATTTTTTCTGAATCTTCTAGAGTTAAATCAATTTTAGAAGATCTATTTATAAATAGACTTGATTTAAATACTAATTTACAAATGTGGGCTAGAGGTGTTTGTAAATATGGTGATAATTTTGTTTATCTAAAAATAGATCCTGAAAAAGGTATTATCGGTTGTCAACAATTACCTAACATTGAAATAGAAAGAATAGAAGGTAGAGAATCCAAGTCACCAAATCAAAGAAATGAAAAAATACCAACAAGAGAATTAAGATTCCAATGGACGAATAAAGAATTAGAATTTCAAGCATGGGAAATTGCACACTTTAGATTATTAGGTGATGATAGAAAATTACCATACGGAACAAGTATGTTAGATAAAATTAGAAGAATTTGGAAACAATTACTGTTAGCTGAAGACGCTATGTTAATTTATAGAACATGTTTAGTGGGTGACACAAGAGTAAGGACCATCGATGGTTACAAATACATAAAAGATATTCAAGAAGGTGACACTATTTTAAGCTTTGATAAAAGTCAAAACCTTATCTCGAATAAAGTCACCTACGTTAAAGATAATGGAATTAAAAAAGTTTTGAAAATAAAATCTTTACATAATGAAATTATTTGCACAGAAACCCACCCAATTTTAGTTCAGGATGGAGATGTGTTAAAGTATGTTGACGCAAAAGACTTAATGATTAAAAAACATAAATTAATTAATACTAATGTTAATAATCTACCCGTAATACCAAAAAAAATTAATCGTAATGGTGATATTCTTTATTCTTATTTAACAAAAGAAGGAGTGGGTGAATTTAGGTCTCAAAAATTTAACGATTCCATTTCCGAAAAAATGAGAAAATGTGGGGATATAATAAAGATTAGACAATTTTTGTATGGTGGTAAAGGAATTAAAGGGTTACCTCATTTAACTGCATTGATGGTTTGTGAAGAGTTTAATATTCAACCAACACATTTAGTGACATACACTAAAGGTGAAATTAAACCAAACACACTAAACTTACCTGATTATGTTGATGCTGATTTTGCTAAATTTTTTGGTTTCATGATAGGGGATGGGTTTATTTCAGGTGATGTTGTAGGTTTTGCCGAAGGAAGTGATGAAGAAGTTAATGAAAAATATTATCAATTATTTAAAAAATACGAATATAGAATATCACTCAATGTCAGTAATAATAGAAAATACACATCATACTCAGTTAGTTCTAAAAGATTAAAAGATATTTTAATTGAATTAGGTTATATAAAAGGGGCACACAATAAAAGAATTCCAAAATGGGTATTTCAACAAGAATACGATATTAAAAAATCATTTATGGAGGGTTTAATGGATGCTGACGGATGTATTCGACACACACCAAAAGGAACAATGTTCACTACAATCGCCCTGTGTAATAAAAAACTTATTGAAGATATTAAAGAACTATGGTCAGGAATGGGGTTAAATTCAGGTCATATCAAAACACGTTTTCGAGAAGGTGGTCATGAAATTGAATCTGGTCGTAGAATAAAAGAAACTTATTCATATGAGGTTACGATTAGTGAATTAATTACCCCCTTAACTGAAAATATTATTAACATATCAGAATGGGGTGAAGAAAAAGTTTATGACATTAGTGTAGAACATGAGGAACATAATTTTATTGCGAATAATATTCCTGTACACAACACCAGAGCACCCGAAAGAAGAGTTTTTAAAGTATTTGTAGGTAATATGGACGATAAAGATATTGAAGCATATGTACAACGTGTTGCAAGTAAATTCAAAAGAGACCAAGTAGTAGATTCTAGAAATGGTCAAATAGATATGAGATATAATCAAATGGCAGTAGACCAAGATTATTTTATACCAATTAGAGACCCGTCTCAAACAAATCCAATTGAAACTTTAGCTGGAGCACAAAATTTAGGAGAAATCGCGGATATTGAATATATTCAAAAGAAAATGTTGTCTGCTCTTCGTATACCTAAAGCTTTTTTAGGATTTGAGGATGTAGTAGGTGATGGAAAACAATTAGCATTGATGGATATTCGTTTTGCCAGAACAATCAATAGAATACAAAAATCATTAGTTCAGGAATTAAATAAAATCGCATTGATGCATCTTTATCTTCTTGGTATGGAAGATGAATTAGACAATTTTACACTTTCTTTAACTAATCCATCCGCACAATCTGATTTATTAAGAATTGAACAATGGAAGGAAAAAATATTATTATATAAAGACGCAACATCCGATAATTCACAAATTGGTATATTACCGGTTTCTCACACTTGGGCAAAAAAGAATATTCTAGGTATGAGTGATAGTGAAGTTTTACTTGATTTGCAACAACAAAGATTAGAAAGGGCGATGGGATTTGAATTAACAAATACATCGACAATTATTAAACGTTCAGGTGTATTTGATGATGTTGATTCAAAATACGGTATTCCCGAAGAAGAAAGAGAAAAATTAGAACAAGGGCAATCATCTGGTGAAGCTGCTGGTGGTGGTATGGATATGGGTGGTGTACCTCCACCATCTTCAGGCGGATCGGAACCATTAGCAGAATCAACAAAGAAAAGAAATATATTAAATATGTTAGGTGATGGTGATGATTTAAGTGATTTATTTGACATAAATAAAGCACAAAATAATATTTATGAAATAGAAAATAAATTAAAAAACATTTTAAATGAAAAATAATATGGTAAAATTTGGTGAATTAAAAACAAAATTATTGGTTAAATTGACAGAATCATATAATTCTGGTAATCGAAAAGAATTATTAGATTTAATTAAAAAATTAAAATCTAATAAAAATTTGGTCGAGGTTTATAAGTTTTATGAAGATATGGAAACAACTTATATCCAACAGAAAGATAATGCCAGATTATTTGTGGAAACTTTAGAACCTCATTTCATTGAAAAAATGAAATCAATAAACTCAGATTGTAAAAAATTAAATAAAATATTAAAAGACGTAGTTTCTGAAAAGAATGAATTATACGAATGGTTGGATTCTATATCTGAAGAACATAATATTAATAATATTAATGAAAAATTCCGGTCTAAAGAAAATTTTATTAAATTTTTAACTGAAGAAAAAGAAATTAAAACAAATGATATTTCAAATGTTCAAATTGAAAATTTTTCTTTACTGAATAATGTTTTAGTAAACAATTTCAATATTAAATACGGTGATTTTTTAAATGAAGAACAGAAAAAAACATTTAAAAAAATTGTATCTATGGATGAAAAAAAATTATTAGAAGAAATGAATATAATTAAATCAGAATTATCTGATAAAATAAAAAATATTTTAAGTGAATCAAATGATGATTCTTTGACTGAAAAACTTATGAATGTAAAAAAACAAGTAGATGAAACAAAATCATCAAGGTATAACTATTATAAGTTATTAGAACTTAAAAATGGTTTAATTTAATATAATTAAAAACCTTGGATAAATATCCAAGGTTTTTTTTATATATATAAAATTTTGATTTTTTAATTTTATTATGTATATTTTATATATAAAAAATATATTAATGAAAAAAGGAAAATTTATTAACATTGGAGTACATAATAATGTTAAAATTGGTTATGGAACTGTTGATTTTAAAAATTTAAAAACAATTTATATTAAATTAAATTCTTGGACACAACCATCTGAAGAAAATTACGATTATAAAAAAATAATTTCAAAAATTAATAAAACAATAAGAAGTTATATTTTTAATTTAAAAACTGATTTTTTTAAGAAAGAATCAATTGTAGATTTAGATATAAAAACAAATAGTATAAAAATAAATAAAAGATCTTTTATGGATTTGGAAATAACATTATTTGTCGACAAACATTTTGAAATAAAGTCTAAAGAGATAAAAGAAGTTATTAAAACTTTATCAAAACACGTTATTGATGAGTTTTTAATTGATGAAATTCTTTTTAATTTCTTTAATAAAAAGAGGTAATGATATATTTATTATATAATATTTATTAAAATATGGAAAATGAACATGTATTTAAAGATGGTAGAAAACTTTTAATAGAATATGACGCAGGACATATTTCACCAAAAGATAATAAAAAAATTATATCTGAAATGAAAGATACTAATTTTTTTGATGAAATAATACTGCATGCGGTTTTACAAAAATTTGATACACCAAACAAAAATGGTAGAATATATCCTGAAAATTTATTAAAAAGAGAAAATGAAAAATATCAAAATATAATAAGAAAAGGAGGTGCTTTAAATGAATTAAATCATCCTTCGAGTTCATTGATTGATTTAGATAGAGTCTCACACTCAATACTTGAAACATGGTGGGATGGAAAAATATTAATGGGTAAAATAAAATTATTTACATCACCGGGATGGAAAAAAATGGGAATAGTTAGTACTAAAGGTGACCAAGCGGCCATGCTTTTAATGAATGGAGCAACTTTAGGAATTTCTTCAAGAGGTGTAGGATCATTAAAAAATATCAAAGGACAAAATATTGTTCAAGATGATTTTGAATTAGTATGTTTTGATTTAGTATCATCCCCATCAACTCCAGGTGCATATATATTTAAAAATATTGACGATAGGAATAATTACGAAGAATCGATAGAAGAAAAATCTCAATCTGTAGATAAAATGAAAAATCTAATGAAAAAATTAGACAATTTTTTATATAAATAAAAAAAATTACGTTTTTTATTGTTAAAAAGTAAATTTTTTATAATAATGTAATATTTATATAAAAAATAATTTTCCAATGAATGAAAAATCAATTTTAGAACAAGCATTGCTTCAAGTTCAAACACTTGAAGAGGCCGTGAAAACGAACGCAAAAGGTATACTTGCTTCTACAATGAAACAAGAACTAAATGATTTGTTAAAAGAATCTTTGGAAGAAGAGGAAAATGATCTTTATGAACAAAATCCTAGTAAAGAAGAAAAAGATGTATCATCAAATAATGATGAAGATGAAACCCCTGAAGATGATGAAACTCCTGAAGATGATGAATCTGATGAAGATGATGAATCTGATGAAGATGATGAATCTGATGAAGATGATGAATCTGATGAATTTACAGATGATGAATTTACAGATGATGAATCTGATGACGATAGTCAGTTTGAAATGGGTAATAATGATTCTAATATAGATGGAGAAGAAGTTCTTGATTATACAGAAGCTGACCATGATGAAGTCTTTACAATTTTTAAAGCAATGAAACCTGAAGATGGATTTATCGTTAAAAAAGACGACGGTAGGATTGAATTTAAAGATGGTGATAATGAATACATTATTAAATTAGATGAATCTGAAATGGACGAATATCCAATGTATGAAGAAGATGATTTAAATAATCATGATGATGAATTTACAGATGATGAATTTACAGATAATGAAGAAGATGAAACCATTTATGAAATTGAATTAGACGACGAAATAGATGAAGAATATGAAAACGTTTATGAAATTGAATTAGATGACGAAATAGATCATACGAACCATTCTAAAGAAATTGAGGCAACTGAAGCAGCAAGAACTAAATGGAATGCTCATGGAGATAAAGGAGGTAGTAATAGATTAGGTATAAAAGGTAAAAAAATATTCGCTTCTGGTGCTATCAATGAAGAAGTAGAAAAATTAAAAAAACAGAACACAGAATATAAAAAAGCCTTAGTTTTATTTAAAGAAAAACTTAATGAAGTTGCGGTATTTAACGCTAATTTAGCATACGCTACCAGATTATTTACTGAACATTCTACCACAAAAAAAGAAAAAATAAACATTTTGAAGAAATTTGATTCTGTATCTACATTAAAAGAATCAAAAAATCTTTATAATTTGATTAAAAACGATTTAGATACTAAAAAACCGATATCTGAATCTGTAGTTGACAAATTAAAAACAAGTCCAAGTTCTTCATCTTCAACTCAGGTTCTTTCAGAGTCAAAGGCTTATGAGAATCCTCAGTTTAAGAGAATGAAAGATTTGATGACAAAATTAAAATAAAAAATAAAATTAAAAAAAAAATTAAAAATGGGAGCATTATTAGAATCAGGTATTGTTGGTAACATTGGATTAAAACACCTACGTGTTATCAAAGAAGATACCATTAAAAAATGGGATGATTTAGGATTTTTGGAAGGTCTTGACGGTCATCAAAAAGATAACGTAGCTCAGTTATATGAAAACCAAGCATCTTATTTAATTAACGAAGCTGCGGTTTCTGATGCAAGTGGTTCATTTGAAACAGTTGTATTCCCTATCATTCGTAGGGTATTTTCAAAATTATTAGCTAACGATATCGTTTCTGTACAAGCGATGAATTTACCAATTGGTAAATTATTCTTCTTTGTACCTAAAATTCAAGATACAAAAGCATCACCTTTTGGTTATCCAAATACTGAAGCGGACCCAGCGGCTGGTTATACGTCAACTAAAAGTCTTTATGATCGTTTTTATGAAGGTAGTGACGCCGCTGACCAAGGATTATTTGACTATTCAAGAGGAACTGCGACTGTTACAACAACAACACCTTATGCATTCGTAACTTTTAGTGCTGGTGTACCTTCTGAGTCTACAACAGCTTTAAGTGGTTCATCTGTGTCAAGTGCTATCGTTGTAATGAGTGGTTTTACAAAAGCTGGACAAGGTAAATTAGTTGGTGCTGATGGTAATGTTATGGATACTGAAGAATTTTTAGCTTCTTTAGCTGTTGAAATTACTGGTAATACAACCACAAATAATGGTGTTAAAAACTTTAATGTTGTAACTCAAAAATACGGAAAAGGTATTGTAGAATACGGACAAAAAAGTGGGTCTAATTTAGAAAAATACCAAGATATTTGTGATGAAGAGGGAAAAATTTATTTAAGTGTTGATTTAGAAAGTTATGATGCAACAACTGGTTTCTCTGGTTCAGATTTTTCATCTAATGATTTGGCGATTGCTAACTTTAAAATTACTTATAAAACATATGCATCTCTTGAATTTGAAGATGAAATCGGTGAAGTATCTTTTGATCTTCAATCAGTAACTGTATCTGTTACTGAAAGAAAGTTAAGAGCTAGCTGGTCTCCTGAACTTGCACAAGACGTGTCTGCATTCCATAATATAGATGCTGAAGCTGAATTAACAGCTTTATTGTCTGAACAAATCGCAGCAGAAATTGACCGTGAAATTCTTCGTGATATCCGTAAGGGTGCTGCTTGGAGAAGTAAATGGGACTACAACGAGTGGAGATATGGTGCTAGTGGAAACACTCCTTTCTTAGGATATACTCAAAAAGACTGGAATCAAACATTGGTTACTAAAGTTAATCAAATTTCAGCACAAATCCATAAAACAACTCTTCGTGGTGGTGCTAACTGGATTGTTGTTTCTTCTGAAGTATCTGCAGTATTTGATGATTTGGAATATTTCCACGTATCAAACGCACATCCTGAGCAAGACCAATACAACATGGGTATTGAAAAAATTGGTTCTTTAGCTGGTCGTTACCAAGTTTTCCGTGACCCTTATTTACCAGCAGGTAAAATTATTATTGGACATAAAGGAAAATCCTTATTGGATGCTGGTTATATTTACGCACCTTATGTACCATTACAGTTGACTCCAACTATGTACAATCCATTTAACTTTACCCCAATTAAGGGTATTATGACTCGTTACGCAAAGAAAATGGTTAATAACCGTTACTATGGTGTAATTGACGTATTTGGATTAACTACATTTGGTATTGATACATTAAGATAATATTAATTATTCTTATATATAAAGGGAATCCCAAAAGGGGTTCCCTTTTTTTGTTTTAGTCATTATTTATTATTATATTTACCAATAAAATAAAATTATGGAAGACCAAAGTAAAATTATAAAGCCATTAACTTATGAAAAATTTGACAATGAAAGATTTATTATTGGAATCTCATTGAATGATACTAAAAATCTTATTGAGATAGGTAAATTGGTTGAAAAAGGTGTCGCTAAAAATATGGGATTATATCAAAATAATAAAATACATTACATATCCAAACAAAAATTATCATGAACTGGACTGAATATTTTTTAAATATTGCCGAACAAATAAAATTAAAATCAAAAGATGAATCGACACAAATAGGTGCAGTAATCGTTGGTGAAGATAATGAGATTATTTCTACAGGTTATAATTCTTTTCCAAGAGGTTTAGATGATTCAAAACAAGAAAGACAGGAGAGACCTGAAAAGTATTTTTGGATGATTCATGCAGAAGCGAATTCAATTGTTAATGCAGCGAGAATAGGATCATCTACAAAAAATTCAAAAATATATTTGACTTGTGGTGTTCCATGTTCTGATTGTGCTAAACTAATAATAAATAGTGGTATTATTGAAGTTTTTTGTAAAAATACCCAAGATGACGTTAAAGGAAGTCATTGGATTGAATCCAAAAAGAAAACATTAGAAATGTTTAAAGAATGTAATATAAAATTAAATTTTTATTAAAAATATTTATTTCATTATCTCTTTTATTCTTCTTATTTCATTTAACATTTCTTGATAATTGTCTGGTATTAATGAAATATTTTCATCAACATTATGAATAATAACATCATTTATTAATTTATAATCAACACCATTTTGTAATAATGTTTTCTTTATTAATTCTTTATCTTTTGAATATTCAAGTAAATATAATATATCAGCACCATCTAATTCTTTACCTTTTGATTCAATAATTTTTATTGCAATAAGGTCTTTGTTTTCTGAATAATAAAGTAAATATTCTATATCATAATAATTCAATTCTTTACTTTTTTTTTCAATATGTTTAATTTTTTCATCATCAGTTAACATTTTAAGTTCCCAATTGTCATATTCCGCAGCAATTTCTCTAATCCTCTTATAAGACTTCTTTAATGATGGTGATAACTGATTATATTGTTCCTCTGGAATTCGTGATCCAGTATTTACATATCTATTTAATACTTCTGAATGTTTCATTTCATTATTTCTTTTATTCTTTTTATTTCGTTTAACGTTTGTGTATAATTGTTCGGTATTAACGGGATATCTGCTTTCAAATTTGTTATTGTGTCGTTTATAAATTTATAGTCAACACCATTTTGTAATAATAATTTCTTTATTAATTCTTTATCTTTTGAAAAATAAAGTAATGACCCTAAACTCCATTCATTTAATCCATCACGTTTTACTTGAATAATTTTTGTTGCAATAAAGTCTTTATTTATTGAATATAAAAGTAAATATTGTACACTCTTAGGTTCTAATTTTTCACCTTTTACATCGATAATTTTTGTTGCAATATCATCTTTATTTTTTGTATATTTAATTAAATGTTCGATATCGTAATCACCTAATTTTTCACCTATTAATTCAATAATTTTTATTGCATTATTATCAGTTTTATTATGAGAATATGCAAGTAATTTTGGTATACTTCCATCAATTAATTTTTCACCTTTTACATTAATAATTTTTGTTACAGTATCATCTTTATTTTGTGAGTACTCAAGTAAAGATTTTATATCCGCGGTACCTAAATTATCTCCTTTTGATTCTATAATTTTTATTATAATATTTTGTCTATTTTGTGAATAATGAAGTATATTATCAATATTTTCATTGAGTAAATTTTTACCTTTTGATTCAATAAATTTAATTCTTTCATCATCAGTTAAAATTTTAAATTCCCAACGTTCATATCCAACAACACCTCTCATTCTTTTATAAGATTTTTGTAATGATGATGGTAATTTATCATATTGTTCTTCCGGTATCCGTGTTCCAGTATTTACGTACCTATTTAATACTTCTGAATGTTTCATCTCATTATTTCTTTAATTCTTCTTATTTCATTTAATACCAAAGGGTTATTATGTAATATTGGTGGCGTGTCTAAATAATTATCTTTTATCACTTTATTTATTAATTCATAATTAACTCCATTTTGTAATAATGTTTTCTTTATTAATTCTTTGTCAATAGAATATTTAAGTAAATCAACCATATTAAATTGGTCAATAACCATATCTTTTGATTGTATAATCTTTATTATTATGTTGTCTTTATTTTTTGCGTAATAAATTATTATCGGTATAAGTTGAACATCATCATTTAATAGTCCCGCCTTTTTTTCAATAATTTTTGTTGCGATATCGTCTGCATCTTCAGAATCTTTCATTAACGCGGCTATTTTACCAGGACTCAATTTTTCACCTTTTATTTCAATAATTTTTGTGGCAACTCTGTCTTTGTTAAAAGAATATTTAATAATGTCATTTATGTAATAAATGTTAAAATTTTCACCTTGTGTTTCAATATATTTAATTTTTTCATCGTCACTTAATATTTTAAATTCCCAATCAACGTATCCCGCAATTTCTCTTATTCTCTTATAAGATTTTTTCAATGATGGTGATAACTGATCATATTGTTTTTCTGGAATTAGTGATCCAGTATTTACATATCTATTTAATACTTCTGAATGTTTCATCTCATTATTTCTTTAATTCTCCTTATTTCTTGTAACATTGATTGGTAATTATCTGGTATAAATGAGATATCTAAATTATTATGTGTTATAACTATGTTTATTAACATATAATCAACGCCATTTTGTAATAATGTTTTCTTTATTAATTCTTTATCTTTTGAATATAAAAGTAAATAATATATATCAGCATTATCCAAATCTTCACCTATTTTTTGAATAATTTTTATTACTATCTCATCTTTATTATCTGAATTTTTAAGTAGATATTTTATTTCAGTATTTCTTAAATTTTTACCTAATGTTTCGATAATTTTTATTATAACATTATCTTTATTTTTTGAATCTTTAAATTGTGGTAATATTATTTCAAGTATGATATAATCATCCAAATTTATACCAAATGTTTCAATAATTTTTGTTGCGATAATAACTTTATTTGGTGAATAATCAAATATATCTAATATTTGATTATTTGTTAATGTCCAGTTTTTTATTTCAATAAATTTAAGTTTTTCATCTTCACTTAACAGTTTAAATTCCCATTTTTTGTAACCTGAAATACCTCTCATTCTCATATAAGATTTTTTCAATGATGGTGATAACTGATCATATTGTTTTTCTGGGATTAGTGAGCCTGTATTTACATACCTATTTAATACTTCAGAATGTTTCATTTCATTATTTCTTTAATTCTCCTTATTTCATTTAACATTTCTTGATAATTGTCTGGTATTGGTTTAATATAACTAATTCCATCTTTTTCAAAGTTATAATCTCTTATTGCAGTATTTATTAATTTATAATCAACACCATTTTGTAATAATAAATTTTTTATTAATTCTTTGTTTTCTGTAAAAATAAATAAATATTTAATATTATAAACAGAAAAATATTTTTTATCTATTGTTTCAATAATTTTTATTGCGACATCATCTATATTTTGTGAATGTCTAAGAAAATGAACTATTTTATTACTGCTCATTTCTTTAATTTTTTTATTATTTTCAATAATTTTTTTTATAATATTATCTTTAATATCTGATTGATAAAAATCACTAACTAAATAAGAAATCACATTATCATCTATTTCATTTAATGTTTCTATAATTTTTATTGCAATGTTATATTTATCTTTTGAATATTTAAATAATTTTTTTACATCTTTATAATCTAATTTTTTACCTTTTGATTCAATAATTTTTGTTGCAATAAGGTCTTTGTTTTCTGAATAATAAAGTAAATATTCTACACCATTATATTCCAACTCTTTACCTTTTGTATCGATATATTTAATTTTCTCATCATCAGTTAAAAGTTTAAATTCCCAACCAAAGTATCCAGAAATACTTCTCATCCTCATATAAGACTTCTTCAATGATGGTGATAACTGATCATATTGTTTTTCTGGAATTGGTGATCCTGTATTTACATATCTATTTAATACTTCAGAATATTTCATCCCATTATCTGTTTTATTCTCCTTATTTCATTTAACATTGACTGGTAATTATCTGGTATCAATGGAATATCTATATTAAACATAAGTAACATATCGTTTATTAATTTATAATCAACACCATTTTGTAATAGTAATTTCTTTATTAATTCTTTATCTTCTGAATATTTAATCAAATAACCGATATCATATATTGAATTTTTAATCCAACCTGTTTTTTCAATAAATTTTATTCTTTCATCATCAGTTAAATATTTGAATTCCCAATTTTTATATCCGTGAACACCTCTAATTATTCTATAATATTTTTGCCATGATGGGGATAATTCTTTATATTGTTCCTCATCAATTTGTAATCCAACTTCAATAAATTTTTTAACAATAAGGTCTTTATCTTTTGAATATTTAAGTAAATAAGATACATCATCACTTTTTAATTTATTTCCTTTTGTTTGAATAATTTTTGTTATAATAAGTTCTTTATCATTTGAATATTTAAGTAATAAATATATTTCATCACCATCTAATTCTTTACCTTTTGATTCAATAATTTTTGTTGTAATAAGGTCTTTATCATTTGAATATTCAAGTAATTTTTTTATATCATATTCAGTTAATTCATCACCTTTTACGTCAATAATTTTTATTGCGATATTATCTTTATCTTTATCATTTGAATATTTAAATATTGGAAATATATGAAAACGATTTAATTGGTAACCATCCTTTTCTATAAATTTTATTTTTTCATCATAACTTAATATTTTAAACTCCCAACCTTCATATCCAACAACACCTCTCATTCTTTTGTAGGACTTCTGTAATGATGGTGATAACTGATCATATTGTTCCTCTGGAATTTGTGTTCCAGTATTCACATATCTATTTAATACTTCAGAATGT